TTATAATAGTTCATTCACACGTTTCTGAACCCTGCCTGAATCATACCCTGCTGCCTTAAGCCTGTCAATACGTTCCTGTCCATTGCCCCACTTGCCTATGATGACTTCATGTGCAACTGCATTGATGATCTTGTCCTCTGACATCTGTGAAGCCTTGACGAGCTTGTTGACCGCTGCCTGGACCTTGTTGTAGTCATAACCAGCCTTGGTCAGTCTGCTCTTGCGATCAACACCGTTGCCCCACTTGCCCGCAAGGACTTCCTTTGCAATGATATTGATGCTCTTCTTGCCGGCTGTCGGCTTTGCAAGTACGGATACGGCTCTTCTGCCTGCCAGCTTATTCCAGCTCGCCACACTGATATAAGCCTTATTGAGATCAAGGCTGCTGTTGTAACCTGAGAGCTTGCCAACAGATGTATACTGCCTGATCAAGCAATTATACTTCCCCTCGTTCCATGGATGCTCCTGGTATCCGGTCTCAATATTATCCGGGTACTGAGCCACCCACAGGCCATATCCAGCTTTCTTCACTGCGTCCATGGCACTCTTCTGCACGTAGATAAGCGGCTTAATGCCTGTCTTTTTCTGTACGTAGCTGCACCACTGTAAGCACCATTCCAGATCCTTGACACCAAACAGATTGTTGTTCTTGGCTTCCCAATCCAGAACAAGTACCGCCTTGCCGATGTACTTCTTGCAGTATGCCAGGAAGTAGTCAGCCTCTTTCTGTGGATCTCCGCCATTTGCGTAGTGATACACGCCCAAGAGCTTCTTCCTATTCAGGACCTTATCACAGTGACTAACAAAGTATCTGTTCTTGTAGTTCGTTCCCTCTGTCGCTTTCACAATACAGAAGTCATACGCTATTTTACTGAGGTCGATGCCATTATCTCCCTGCCATGCACTTATATCTATTCCATTCATTTGCCATCGCCGCCTTTCTTCTCTCCGCCTCCACCTCTGTAGAATCGTTTAAATATTTCAAGCAGGTAATCCCATCCCCTAGTGCATATGCAAGCTATAATAAATGCTACAAAGAGAACTGTTACCGGGTAGTACCATAGCAGACGCCATCCGAAATATGACAGTGCTACGAAGAGACATATCTCACATATAATGATACTTGTCACTAATACCTGAAAAGAGGTCGGTATCTTCTTTAGGATGCCAACCTCTTTCGTGAACTCCGTGATAACTGTTATGAGGGTGCAGATTGCTGCCACCACTAAAAGTAATATTGCTAATTTATCCATAAAAATCTCCTTTTTATATAAGTATTCTATTCCTGATCATGTGCTGCTTTATTTAAGTATTTCTCCAACTTGTCGATAGCCTCGGTCACAGGTCCGTTACACCCCTGTTCCTTCAATCCTTTGAGACAGGCTAAAAGTCCGTACGTAATAAGACACTGCTCCTCTTTCATCTTCTTAAGCTCAACATCTTGCTTATTCTGCCGGTCATACCACTTATAGATTGATATGAGTAATCCACCTATAACAGCTATCGCGCCTATGACTTTCCCAACTTCTACGATCGTATTTGTGTCTACATACATCTTTTTCCTCCTACAGTTTTATTCGTTTGGCAGTTCTATGGCATATCTTGACATGTCAATTATGGCGTTCATTTTCATACAACCCTCTGGCGGCAGTTGTAAAAAACCACACTTGCCGATGCTTTCATCAGGCAGTGTGGTTTCTATCGCTTTTATCATAGATTCACCTTCTTTTTTATCACTCCACGCACAAATCCATCGTAAAGCTGTGCTTTTTGCCCGGCTGAATTGTCACAGGATCAATTACTTCACGAGCCAACATCAATGTACTAAAATTAACCTGATATGCATATAGACCAATTTCAGATATAGTTAATGGGGTACTGCCCGTGTTCTTAATGACTCTGGTAATTGTTACGATCGAACTTGAAAAACTATAAGGGATATCTTTAGTCTGTGTAACGACTTCATAATCCTCAGTTAATGCCTCTAGTGCTGTATCTGTACTTTTAGGTGGCGTTGATCCTGTACCTAGTACCAAAGCAATTCCTGTAGATGAACTGTTTTCTTTTTTTAATTTCAATGAGTTCCCGTTTAGCATGCTTTTAAACCAAGAGTAACCTACAGATGCAACACTGTTATCTACATATTTACATACACTATAGTTGCTAGAGCTACCCTGGCAATTAAGACTAATAAGTCCTGCAAAATTATTGGTTAGCATTTATTTTTCTTTCCCCTCCTTAGTCTAAAGTATTATTTTCTTCATGTGTCACCCGGCACTGCACAACACCGGATATCATTGTAGTGTTGAGAACCTGTGAGTTGGACGTGCCGGTTGATATCTTTCTTACGTTATCCGCCATGACATGCATATTATCCTCGACCGCCGTTTTGACGCCTTTATCCGTGATGGCAGCGGCTAGGTCTTCTCTGCCATCACGGCCAGATTTTTTTAGTTCAATCACCTCGTTCCGCAAGGACTCTATAGCTTCTTTATTGGAACTTACCTGTTCGACCGATGCCTGTACGTCTTTCCTGGCACGCTCGATATCATCTAACATAGTCTCGCATTTCTGCTGAATCTCAATATACCATGCCTGCTCCACAGGCTCTGGCGCTATATCTGTGCCGGACAATCCATCGACTATCTCCTGTTCTATTGATCTGACCTTCATAAGATAATTGCTCGATGCGAATTCGATCGAAAATGTCAATACTCCCATCGACGGGAGCGCTTCACCTGGAACTACCCAACCAAACAGCAGGTCTTCGTCACTGCGTTGCACGTTGATTACCTTATTGATGTCAGAATGCCCACCTGGTGCTATGTATAACACCTGTATGTTCTTAGTTGACAAATCTATGCCGTCCACATATCGTGGTATTTTAAATGCAATGTACTGCGAGTTGTTTTCTCCTGCTATCAGCGTTTGCTTCTTAAGCACCGAAATTCTCTTCTCTAAGGGATCTATGTCAAATATCATTGTGTCGGAATATGCATTCTCATGATTATATCCTTCTACATATTCATATTCCATGCGCTATCTCCTTTCTAACTCACTCTCTGCCAGGCATTGACTGTTATGTATGGTGGCATGATTTCTATTTCCTCGCCAGCGCCTACGCTGCCAGTGTTGCCATATCCCGACTCATCTGTCTTGAGTGCCTTTGGGCCAATGGTAATACTGTGTGTATGTGCTCCATCTGTCGATGTCCTAGATGTTCGAGCCCCTATGAGTCCCGATGATGTTGCCCTATAGCTCGCAGTTCCAGCGGCTACCTCCTTCACCTGCGAGAATGAATGACTATGATTGCCCGCCGTTCCGATAGTGGCGGTGTGTGTATGACTTGGGATGTTGTGCTGGTGGTTAGGTATTGAATGTGTATGTGGCGGCAGGTTGTCTTTGCCTATTTGTATGTACCTGTTTCCGCTTGTAAGCCCCGTCTTTTCCTTGTCGGCTGCATACAGGAATTCGCCTTTTATTCGGTTCCACTCGCCGCCAAACAGCTCCGCTGGATCGGTCGCTGCCATGCTCATATATATGCTGCCTACCGGATATATCGCATCTATGATTGACGCTGCAATACCTGCCAGCGGCTGCAAAACCGGAACAACTGACTCAACGCTTACTATGCTAAGCTCCTGTATTTTGATGTTGTACAGGACTACATCATCTGTTATCTCGCCGTTAAAGATATTGCCGCGTGTCACTGACGGCTTAGGTGGAGTTGCTGTGCTTGCCACTTCTATCCCTCTCGCTATGTACATTGATGCGCTCTCAACTCCGGTGCCTGTGTCCTTGGAATATCTAACAACAACTGCATCATATCTTGCCTTACCCTGTGATCCGTTTTCTATCGCTAAGGTCTCGCTTGAATTCTGCGGTATTGAAAAGTGCCGTCCCTGGTTAATCAGGTCGCCGCTGCCGATTGTTATCTCGTTGTTTGAGTTTAGGGTATAAGCCATCTGCTCACCGGTTTGCATAATGTATGCATCGTTGCCGCAGATGCCGGCGTTGAACCGTCCAGCATCTGCTGAGGTTACATGTCCCACCCCTGCATATCCTGTTATAAGTCTTATCATATTTAACTCACCTCATATGTTATAGTTACATCGTCATTGTTAATTTTAACTATCTTCTGTGTTACTTCCTGTATGGTTGATATGCCTGTTACGCTTTCAACCGCGCCGACTATATCGCCTATGTCGTAAGACTGCTCTGTCTCTTCCAAGTCAATCTTTAAGGTGTCTCTTGTGGTCTCCTGGAGCCTTTTGACAGCCTCAGCTACCATAGTGGCGTACTGGTCTGTGACTTTAGTGTAATATGTTCCAGTTGTCCAAGCTGGTGCGACCTTATCCGAAGACTTCTTGTAATACGTTCCGGATTTCCATGTTGGCGCCTGACCATCCTGTTTGGTATAGTATGTTCCGCTCTTCCATGTTGGTGCCTGTTCCGTCTTCTTATATGTGTACCTTGTCTCTTTCTTCCAACCAGGTGCTACCTGATAGCTTTCCTGCACGAAGTATGTCTTTGCTTTCCATGTCGGGATCTTCTTATCTTCCCTTTCGGCAATCTTCTCGTATCCTCCAGCCTTTTTGCGTTTGTAATAGCTAGTATAGTTGGTGTCCCAGTCCGTCGGCTTTCTGGTCTGTGGGTTGTACCTATATCTTGATACGCCGTCAACCTTCTTGTATTCGGTCGTAACTCCGTCAGAGTACAGTACGTAATAGTCACCGTAATTCTTCCTCCAATCAGATGGCTGTCTTGTCTGTTTTGTATAGGTTTCTTTCTCTACACCCTTAACAGATTCGTAATCGCTGCCCTTGGTGTAATATTCCTCATACTTCGCCGACCAATCTGATGGTTTTTGTGTCTGGGCTGTGTATATAGTTGTTCCGGATACTTTGTTGTATGAGTCGCCATTTCTTGTTGAATAATCCCCGAAGTTCACCGACCAATCCGGTGGCTGATAACGTGTCAGCGTGTATCCTACTTCAACGCCTGCCACTGCCTTGTAGCTGTCGCCATCCTGAATGTAGTAGGCATCATATTTCGTCGCCCAATCTGATGGCTTGCTTGTCTGGAGAATATAATTCGTGGTTTCCTGCGCGCTGTTCATCTCAAGTACGCTGACATTTTCCCGTTCTCCAGTTATGGCCTGTCTCGATGTGTCAAGTATATAGTCTGAATCTTCTACCGGATTCTTTACTTTCGCATACGGCTGTATGCCTCCGTTCTCATCTGTGAAGATGTGTATCACTGCCCTGTCTGCAAGGTCCCCCTTACCTAAGCATATAACATGATTGACCGGTGCGTATTCTCTCGATACTTCAAAATCCACCTGCGAAGTGTCAAATTCCTCATCCTGTGAATAGTCGTGAATCTGTTCCGCACGCATTATCACCTTGCCGTTCTGCCATTTGAGCTTGAGTTTTGCTCCGGCATCCTTCAGCATGGCCTTAATGCCTTTGTATGCTGTTATATATCTTTCGAATTGATAATGTACTGTGATGCCTGAGTCTTCTGTCGATGCCTCAAACAGAGCGGGCAGGTTAAGCCTTTCTATCAGGTCGGCAAGCACTTCATGTGCCTCACCATCCGCCACAAGATAGTCCTGCCCCGGATCCGGACAGAGCACCTTATGATCTATGTATCCCTGCCACGTTGGACCTGAGTATGTAACTTCATTGGATTTGGTGTTGACCTTTATCTTCTCGATAACTCCGCCATATTCCTCGTCTTCAACATATATGTAGTATCCGGCTTTACAGCAATGCGCCGCCCGATCAATCTTGAGTTCAAAGTCGTTCTCATCTTCTCCGTAGGACAGGTCTAATGTGTATGCATCGAATATGCCTATGTCTTTCTTTGTGTCATCTGCATATATCAGATCCATTCCGGCTCACCTCTTTCGTCATATACAGTGATGTCAAACGCCAGCTCCTTAGTCTTGAGTATTCTCAATGTTCCTGCCGGCAGTTTCTCAAATATGTAGCTGTCTCTGGCTCTTGTGTGGTATATGTTCTCTTCTCGGCCATACTGGTCATATTTTTTTGCAGTCTTTGATATAGTGTTAATAACAGCGTACTCGCCTGCAGCTATATCTGCATCCATACCATACTTATGGTCACCGATGGTTATGGTCGGCTTTGATATTGGTCCAAATATAATCATTTCAAAGTTTGCTCCAGCAACCGTATCAACGCTCAGTATCTCTATGATCTCAGCCTGTCCATAGTCATAGCCTCCATAGTCGAATCCGTCATAGAATCCTTCCATGCCGTAATCCAACGCACCAACCTCTCCGGATGATGCTATGTAGCTGTGCTTATAATCCTTAGTCCACATAGGATGGAGACTCAGTATAGTCAACTGCTTGGTCACGGATTCAAAAAGCTCATCATAGTCGGAGTGTTTTTTGCTGACTATGTATGCCTGCTTATAATAACCGTTCCACCATATCTTTCCCGGCGTCATACGCTGTATATCTCTGTCAATCACCGTGTACATGCGGTTCATCAGCGCATTGAATTCTTCAGCGCTGTCGGCCATGATATCAAGTGTCAGAGTGTATGTCTTTGTATCCTTATAGAATCTCTTGATCTTGCCTATGCCGTTGATTCCGGTTATTGTCGTGTAGTTCCATTCATCATCGAGCAGGCTTTCAGGCTTCTGTGCATATATGCCGCCGCTCATGAAGTCTATGATCTGCCCGTCTGAGCTTTCGTAATATAATGTCATACCGGCCGCCTTTCCAGTCTTCCGATCTCTCTGTTATTGAGATTGATGGTGATGTTCATTCTTGCACACGCCTTTGCTGTCGCTTCGCCGAGCAGATCATAGTCTATCTGACCTGTTCCGCCTGCTGCCTCGACAGCCTCCGCAACATATCCCTGCAGCACATCGATAGGCGCTATTGCCTCATATCCGGCCTCGCCGCCAACCATCGGTGTTCCCGATGGACTTGTGCCGAACTGTGTAGCTCTCTTCAGCACTGCACCGGCTCTATACCATTCCACATCAACCGTCGGCTTTGTTCCCTTTCCGGCTATTCCCCATGGTGCCTCGCCGCCGCTTATTTTAAAGTGGGGGAGCTTAATATCTGGGAGTTTTATCTTCAGCTTTTCAAAGATTCCCTTTATCTTCTCAGCCAGATTAGATATGGTTTCTTTTGCTGTCTCAAGCGGATGGGTGATTGCTTCCTTCACCTTACTGAATATATTCGACGCCGTTTCCTTTATCTTCGAGCCTATATTGGATATTGTCGAATGGATCTTGTCCATGAAATTGTCTATAAATTCACGGAAGCCTGAGCAGTTATCGTAAAGCAGTTTGAATGCACCGGCAAATGGATTAACAAGCAGCAAGAGAAGTCCCTGCCAGTTGCTCTTGATCCAGTTAAGTATATTTACGAAAAAACCTTTCACTTTTGCGATTCCATTGCTTACCGATTCTTTCACCGACTCCCATGCAGCCGCCATCTTTTCTCTCAGTATTTGAGCCACTTCTATGACCTTCTGTTTGATCTCGTCCCAGTGTTTAACACATAGAACTATGATCGCAATTACAGCTGCTATAGCTGCCGCTATCAATAAGTATGGTGCAAGTGCTGCTGTCTGTGCTGCTACAAGTCCCCAGAGTGTCGTTGTCTCTGCTGCCTCCATAGCCGCTTTGACTCCTGTCACTGCCGACTGCAGAGCCATTGCTGTTGTTAATACTCCTATGACCACGGCTATCGCTGTGATGATTGGCTGCATCTCTTGGAGCTTTGCCACTATAAGCGGTACATTGTTCGATACCTTTTCGATGATTTCTGTCACCTTCGGTATTGCGTCGGTAACTATTGGCTGAATGATATCCTGTTTGAGGGTTCTGCCAAGTCCTTCGAGTGAGCTTCCCACATCGTCATATCTTGTGTTGGCCACCTCGTCCATCTTGCCCTTGGTGTCGCTGAAGCTGTCGCCGACTGACGAGATGCTCTGGATGAACTGTGTGCCTCCATCCTCTGCCATTGTTCCAAACGCAAGTGCCGCCAGGTTCATCTTATCCTGTTCCGTCTTGGCATTCTGTATGTCTGTGACTATTGAAGAGACTACTTCCTTCTGTGTTGCTCCGCCTGTCTGCCACTTGGCAAACAACTCCTCTGTCTTCTGACTCCACACGCCTGTGCCGTCCTTGACCTCTCCGGTCTTCTCGTCGATCTGTGTCATTGTGTCCGCAATGGTGCCGTCTCCAAGTCTTGTCGTCACCTCGTTGATAGCGTCGTTGACCTTGTCCAGGTTATACGCACCGCCCTCTGAACCATTCTTTAATAGCTGGAAATATTCATCCGCCGTGTACCCGGCCTCAGCAAACTTACCTGCATACTCTGACACGTTATCGCCAAGCTCATCGGTGTAGTTAAGTCCCTGCTGTGCGCCGCTGGCCATAAGGTCAAATGCCTCAGTAGCTGAGAGTCCAAAGTGGCTCATGAGTGAGTTGACACCTCTCAGGGTCTCTGTCATATCCATGCCAAATGTATCCTCGAGGGTTATAGCGTTCTCGGTAAGGGTCTTGAGCTGTGATGGGTCAACCTCCTTTGTCACTTCCTTCACCTTGGTCATCTTCTCGGCTATATCCGTGAGGCTTTCCCCGAAGTTATCCTTGTATATCTCCTGCATGACCTGATTGTATTCATCCATGGAGTCGGCCGCCGTCCCTGTAGCGGCTGCAAATCTTGCACTTGCCGCATCTGAGTCTGTTCCGATTTCTGACAATGCGGAGCCAAGTCCCTTGATGCCATCGCTTACAAGATTCGCCATCGCGCCTTTTGCAACAGTATAGCCTTCACCTGCCTCTTTCGCACTTTCGCCTGCTGCCTCAAGATCCTGTGCATTCTCTTCGAGAGCATCAGAAAGGCTCTTTGCCTCAGTTTCCAATTTTATTGTATCAGTCTGTGTGTTAGTGAGCTGTGTGGCAAGCTTTCTCGCCTCGTCGCTGTTCTCGCCGTATGCTTTCTTTGCAAGGTCAAGCTTTTGCGTGAGGGTCTCCTGCTTTCGCTTGTTTGCCTCTATCTCCTGTTCAAGGAGTTTCTGCTTCTGGCTGAGGTATTCCTCCTCATCGCCGGTAGCTTTGTACTGAGCCTCTGCAAGTTTCATCTCGGCAGTGAGCTGTGACATTGTGCTGTCTGACTCCGCCATAGCGCTGTCAAACTCTGCCATAGCCTGTGCATTCTCATCTACTTCCGGTATAAGGTTTGCAAGCTGACCTTTGAGCCTCTCAGCCTGTGCCTGTGAGTTCATGATTGCTCTCGCCCACTTATCCACTTCGGTGCTGTTCTCACCGTATGCCACTTTTGCGGCTTCCATCTTCATTGTGAGAGCTTCCTGCTCCTGCTGATTAGTCTCAAGCTGCCTTTCAAGTATCGACTGTTTCTGGGTGTAGTATTCGCCCTCGTCGCCGCTGTTCTTGAACTGAGCCTCGACAAGCTTAAGCTCTGCTTTCAGATTCTTCGTTGTATTTCGCGCCGAATCGAGGTTCGCTGTGTATTCTGTTGTGTCTGCTGTAAACTTGACGCTTGCCTCGCTCTTCTTCTTAGCCACGTCTCTCACCTGCCTTCTTCACTGCGTAGTTCATCCATCCGTCATAGGCTGCCTTATTTGCTGCAAGCGCCGACAGAAAGTTTAAGTCGCTGTCGTAAAATGTTTTTTCTGGGATTCCAAGGATCAACACATAATATGTGTAGTAGTCCTCTATGTCCTCCAGCTCAAACTTGGGTAATTTTATCGACCGTTCTTTCTCCTTCGTGGCTTTCCGGAATGCATCACGGAATCCCGTTTTTTTTTCGCGGAATTGAACAAGTTGTTGAACGTTGTCGCAAGTTCCTCCCTATCGTCTGTGATGTCCATCAGAAATTCCTCATAAGGTGGGATATCTTCATCCGGATGTGCGCATGCATAGGCGATGTAGATGAATGTCGCCATGTCAAGCTCGTTGAAGTCTTCGCCCTTCTTCTGCATTTCCTTGCACTTGGCAAAATACAGATCTGCCAGCGGCTTATTTCTCTTGTTAAGCTCTGCTATAGCGCCAAGATTGAGCGTCACATTTTCAAATCTTCCGTCCGCCATCAATAATTTGTGGTATACCATTTATTTCCTCCTACAAAAAAGAACACCCTTGCGGGTGCTCCTGTTAGACAGTTGTCTTTATTAAGTCCAGCGAAAAGTCAGTCAGCCACTTCTGCTTGATGGTATCGCTTTCAAGCTCACTCTCAAGTGCTTCGTACATGCATTCACCATTCTCATCCGGCATTAAGTCGATAGTCAGCTCAAGCTCAGCAACCTCTTCTGAGCCATTTTCGATCTTTCTTGACGGTCCGGAGGTGAGAACACATCTGGGATATGCCTTGTATTTTACATTCTCATCCTCATCAAGAACCTTCTGTGTGAGTGAGAACTCGGGATGCTTGCTATTCTCACCATATGCATATACCCCTGCTGCCAGCTTCTCTCTTGTCATATCATATATCTCATTGTATACACTACGCGGTACGTGCAACGACTCTTTAAGCGTGCCGTTCCCAGTGCCACGGGTTCTCTTTTTCGCAACTCTGCCTCTGCACTTCTTTGTAACCGTCTTAACCTCAAGTTCCTCCTCGCTTGATCCTATACAGTTCATATCTTCATATGATTCTTTCCCGGCCACCTTGATATGCTGTTCTGTTATTTCAAATTCCGAAAAAACGTTGTTTGTCATTATTCGCTCCTTTCTAGGATTTCCTAGTCGCCCAGGAGTTTTCCCAGGCATATTTCTATGATTCTATCCTCTGAATTCTCTGCGCCCCGCTGCATGAACATCTGATTGCCGGCATGTCTCTTCGTGTTTGAGCCATCGTCTGGGAAATATAGATATCCATACGCGGTTCTTGTCTTTACTGTAACTGCAAGAAGTTCATCAACATGTGTGAATGGCTTCGCCGTGCTTGCCGGTTTCTTTTTCTTTTTCCAGCCTCGACCTGATGCAGGCAGGATGCTCTCTATCTCGTTCTGAATGACCTCAGCGCCCTCGCTATGCAGAACATCGTTGATAGTCTTGATTCCATCGTCTTTGTACTGACTGATAAGGTCGTCAAATACTACCTCGCCATCCAGCTTGAACCATTCTGATTTCATTTATCGCCTCTTCTCCGGGTGATAGAACGTGATCGTTGCTATCTCAATAACCACGTCTGAACTGCCCTTAGTCGTGTACTCATACTGTATCGGGTCTGATGTAACTTTAAGTTTTGCGCCGGCGCAATTCTCCAGGGTGCTTATCGCCTTATCTATATACCCTTCCGGTATATAGTCCTCATGGATTATGTGCAGCTCATACGTAGTCTGATAGTCTACCTTGTTGGATGACTTAGACCTGTCTCGCCTGTTGAACACCATATAGTTCCACCTGGTCATCTCCTTGGCCGTACATGCTCCGTAATATACCGCGTTCATTGGCACATCTGGATCCATGGCCAGGGCTTTCAGAGTGTCTTCCACTGCCTCTAATACTGTCATAGCTTTCGCTCCTCCTCCAGGTATATATACATTTCCTGCTTGGCTCTGTCGTGGTCTATCTTGATGATGCTGTAGAGCATATCATCTATCACAGCCTTCTGCGTCGGGACTATCTTGTAGGACCTTGTCTTCAGCTTAACCGAGAGGGTGCGTCCCTGGCTGGATGCAAACTCTATGTCCTCATCCCGCTTACTGCATTCACTGTAATTTAGCTTGATTACATCTGCCAGTTCATCTCTGGCTGTGGTGTTCTTTACCGCGCCAAAATTGTTTTTGCGTTCTTTAGCCTCACAGATGTGTACAATGCCATCGTTGTATGTGCTAAATCTGCTCTTCATCATCGGTCTTGACCTCCTTGACGCGCTGTATGTGCTGCAGTCTCAATATGTCCTTGAGATATGCCGTCTCCCACTCGTCCAGGCAGTTGTTGTATGCATACAGTAAATATGAGAGGTAGAGCCTGTGTGCAAGCCCGGGAGCGAAGTAATCAAGCTCCGCCCCGAACAAGTGATTAAGCTCTACCTCAGCGTCCAGCATCATCCCGATAAGTCTTTCGGTTGTATCCGTATCATTCCAGGTTATCTGGAGGTGTCTTTTGACGTCCTCCAGATAGGCGGCTGGCATATTGTTCTTATCAAGCATGCTGTATCACTCCTTACTCTGTCTGTGTGTTTGCTGCCTGGTTCACTGTCACATTTGTGTCAGTGCCCTTAACCATGATATAAGCCTCCTCAAGCTCTGATATATCAAGCAGTACAGCCACTGTGTTGTCGTATGCCTTACCGTTGCCATGGAGCTTGATCTTGAACGCTCTCTTGTCCTCGAAGAACTTGAACTCGTCGGAATACTCAAGAGTACCTTCCTTTGATGTTCCAAGTCCCATGAAGTACTCTTCAGGGAGGACGAGAAGGGCTTCACCATCTGCCATCTCTGCAGACTTAACAACGTCTGTCGGGAATGGGAACAGGTTAGTGGCATAGGTGCCTGCTGCCGTGAGTGCTGTCGCCGCCGGCATGATCTTAGACAGATAGTCTTTCATGTTACAGATCAGTGTTACCTGATCGAACACTCTTGAACGTCCGCCGTGCTTTGTATAGCCATCCTTGGCGTTGCCGTTCTTCTCTGCGGCTGTTGCCTTGGCGGTCACCGCTCCGGTTGTGTTGTTGGTGTAGTATGTCTCTGTCTCCGCAAGATTAGCAAGTACAGAGCCGTAGTCCTTAGGGCTGAAAGACTTAAGCTTGATCGCTGTCTTACGTGGGTATCCGTCAGATGTGGACACGCTGACGCCCTGGTGGATATCTCTGTCCATTCCCACAGGCCTATTGTGCCCGTTGCCGCCGATGATAGCCTGCTCAAGTGCCTTTGCAAGAGCCTCAGCAAGGAAGGCACGGATGTATCCATCGAGGAATACAGGACCCAGCTCAAGCATATCCTTCTCGATAAGAGCGAAGGCTGAAAGCTTGTACTGTGTGATGTCTATAGTTCTGAATGCTGATGTGATCTCCTTCGTGATCTCTGAGTTGACCTCGCCCCATACAGCTACATCTGCTGTGTGGTCGTTCAGGATCCAGCGTGTAAGGTACTGAACTGATACGAAGTTGATCTTGTCAAGGAGTGGATGCTCCTCTGTAAGATTCTTGTATACGTCCTCGATGATAGTCTGAGGCATAACCTCAGGTGTCAGAAGTCCGTTCATGGTCTGAACTGTCGGCTGCTTACCGGCGTCAATGACCTTCTGGTAGTAGTTCTTCTCTTCTGCGGTCAGAACTCTGAATCCTCTCTGAATGAGGATGTTCTCATCGCCGTGGGCGCTCTCAAAGTCTTCCTTGACTGCTGCGGCGATCGACTCACCAAAGCCCTCAAAGGCTGTCTGGATCTGTGCATCTTCGCCGGTTGCGATTGCTGCCTGCATGGCTGCTACAGCCTGCTTGACTGCTGGGTTTGTTGTTGCTTTAAACATACGGTTCCTCCTTTATAGTGCCCCGAAGAATGTCTTCAGGTAGTTGTTCTTCTCAGTCGGCTGAGGTGTTTTCCCTGCCTTCTGAGGTGGTGTCTGTTCCTTTGTCTTGAGTTCTTTCAGCTCCTGCTGTATAGCATCAAGCTTCGACATGATCCCTGCATCCTTGTTATCTGCCAGAATGGCCGATCTGATGCTTGCAAATGCTGTCTGCTGCGCCTCCTCGTCCTCTTCCTCATCGTCTGCTATATCTGTGGCAAATCCATAGTCAAGACACTCGTACGCAGTGAGCCAGGTCTCAGCGTTCATCATGTCCTTGATCTCATCTTCCGAGAGACTGCTGATCTTCTTGTACGCCTCAATGCTGGACTGGTTGATCTTGTCGTTATCCTCTGCCGCCTTGCGCATCTCCTCACTGTTTGCATATCCAAGATAGCTCATGCAGTTGTGTATCATCATAAGAGCTATAGAGCCCATGGTTCTGATATCACCGGCACAGAATATGATCGTAGCCGCAGAGCAGGCGAATCCATCACAGTATGTGTGTATCTGTGCCTTATGTCTCTGCAGCGATGAATATATCGCAAGAGCCTCTGCCACCTCTCCGCCATAGCTGTTGATATATACGTTGATAGTGTCGACATCGAGGCCGTCTATAGCCTGCTTGATGTCCATCGCTGATCTGCTGCCATCATCGCCCCAAAAGGCTCTGATAACCTGTGCATTACTCGTAATGTCTCCATAAATGTTGATGTCGGCCGTTCTTGTCTCCGTATTCTCAGTTACCTGGTAGTACGTCTTTCTTTTCATTCGTCTCACCTCCCATCTTTAAAAACCTATCTATCTCTTCAAAATTCTTGGTAATAAAATGCTTCTGTGACCAGTCTGTTCCAAGTGGTTCCTTGCCCATCTCTTCCCTGGTCTCGTCTATGCAGTACACACCACTGCCGATAAGTGCGGACACTCCGGCGGCAATATCGAATATATCTCTGTGCTGGATTCTGCTTGTATCAACAACGTAGTAGTTCCCTGTGGCATAGTTATCAACACCGCCTCGCTTGTTGAGCGTCTCGCTTATCATGTCGGCGTATGGATCAACACCAAATGTGAGAAACGCTCCGACTATCTCCTTCATGGATGTTATGTTGCCTGTCATCATTGACTCCGGAATATGGAATGCTCCGGCAACCGTCTGAAACAGGTCGTTCTTGAGCTTGATGTAATCATCTGCGTTCTTGGATCCTGAGTTCTTGTCAGGCTCTAAGGTATAGCCGTCAAATTCCGGATATATGGCATTCTCGCTCTGCACATACTGCTTGATCTGCTCCTTTATAAATTCGTCAAAATCCTTTTGGAACTCCTTGTCTCCAGCTCGCACGCCCTCGATGTGTATCTTATATTTCTGACCATTTGACTGGCGAAACGCCTTCGATGCGGCAGTCAACACCTTGCCATATTCATCGTACATGCCGTCTATAAGCTGTTTGACGTTGATGTTGTCAAGCGTGAACCTGTAATAGTCGTTGTGTGTGAACGTGCGGCTAAATGTGAAGTTGCCTGTCGTTACCTGAGCGTATATGTCGCCAAGGATTGGCTGCTCCTTCTGCTTGGTGTACGAATCCGCACAGTACAGATATCCGTCCGCATCAACCACCAAAGCCTCTCCGGCTCTGATCACCTTGTTGATAACCTTATGCCAGAACACCGAACTGCCCTCGTTTCGGTTTGGCGATACGTTGAGCAGATAATAATCATTGTTCCGCTCAGGCTTACCGCCGACAAAGCACTTGATCTCTGCTCTGGATATGGCATTGCTTATAAGTGACGCCGCTGTGTGTATGGCCAGCTCCTTGTAATAGAGTGATGCCGGTATGTCTACAATGACCACACTGTCTTTTGTTCTGCTTGTCGGGAAGATCTTTTCGACAAAGTTCTGCCATACTCCCATGTTCTACCTCCTTACAGGGTGATTACTCCAATCCGCTGGTATTCCTTGCGCTCCTTGATCTGGCTTTCCGGTATCATAGATGCTACAAGTGCCATGAATGGGTCTGTCTTCCTGCTCCTTGCCTCTATCTTGGCATAAACAAAGGAGCCCTTATCGGCTCCCACATCTCTGCCATATCTGATTGTCTTTGTATTATTGGTGGCCCATCTGAGTACCACATCATCGCCCCAATGAAAGTAATGGTTAATGAAACAATGGTCTATGACAGGCACTATCTTGATGATGTCGGTCTGCTTTATCAGCATGAGGTTGCCCCGCTCTCTTGATATGCCTACCTTTGCCAGGGCATCCGACATAAGCGTATATCTGTAGTTATCTATCGCCACCATGCTTATGGCGTAGTGCCTGCCCATCTCCTCGATGTAGCTTGCTATAATGGATGGGTGTATCTCCACATCGTCTACATATCCAAGTTTGCCCTCCCTTACCCATTCCTGCCATGGTATCTTGAGTCTTGGGATATCCTTGGACGCAGAACAAAGCCATGCCTTGTTGATGTCGTAGCGGTCATCACCTTTCTTGAAGTGGAAGTTGACCGCTGCAAAATCTGATGTCTTCATGTAATCTATGCCAACAGTACAGCTCCAGCCGGTGAGGTCTGGGAGCTCCTGTTTGGTTGCTATGATATTCTCCCAGTCCGTGACTGCGCTTTCCTTCACTGTGTCCGGGAGGTTCATTCTCTTCGCCATGAATGCCGGGAGTCTTTCCGGGTTGGTCTTCCATTCCCGGTATTCCTTCCTTATCTCGCTCATGAGATTCGGCAGGTATGGCAATGATGGGTTCGCCATCGTCCAGTTTTCTTCGTCATCCACCTGTTTCTTGTCGTCCAGGCGGCAGATGAACGGGAGCAAACCGTTGTCGTCTTCTCCGCCCTCCAGAATGGACTCTGATGTTGCCAGAAGGTCATCAAGCGGTCCTTCCCTCACTATTCCATTGGTAGTGTAGTATGACCGGCGGGGGTGTTCCTTCTTGCCTAGTCCTGTCGTAAATACGTCTATGTTCGCATAGTTCTCATACTGGTGGATCTCGTTGAATATGGTGATCCCTGAGCGCAGGCCATCCTTGCCCTTGGGGCTGTTAGTTCTGCCTATGATCGTGCTTTTTGTCTTGGTGCTGACTATCTTCTCTTTGGTCCAGTAGTAGAACCGGCGCATCTTCTTGATGTTCTCAGGCATCTCGAAGAATCCTGTCAGATCTTTCACCGGGCGGGTTGCCTGGTCTTCGTTATTTGCACAGATATCAACGTCATATTCGCGTATACCGTTGTACGGTGACGACAAGAGGAACGCCTCAATGGCTATCATTCCGTCTTTTCCGGCGCCTCGCCCGATCATGGTGAACAGATCCGGCCAGCGTGGAAGTCCTGAGTCGTTCCAATATGTGCAATCATGCAGCGCTATAACAAAACGCTGCCACGGGAACAGCTCAAATGGCACATACTGTTCGCACAAGTGCATATACTTTTGCAGCTGTTCCGTGTCAACGTGTATCTCCTCTGTTTCAAAGCACCTCTTGACGTGGAGCACTAGGTTTTCCTGGTCGTGACAGCATTTGTAGGTGCCTTGTTCTACGATGTCTGTCCATTTCTGAATCTCTGGTATATCGTCAATCCTAAAGATCTCCGTCTTCCTCCGCTATCTTGTCGGTTGTGAGCCCCAGCTCCTTGAGGATTGCAAGCTGGCTTCTGGTATACTGCGGCAATAGCTTGACGTTTGGGTTATCCTTCTCGTACTCCTTGCCTGCTGCCGACATGGCGGTATAGGTCATTCCCCGCTTTTTGATATCGGCTTTCATTTTTTTGATCAATTTGCAGTATTCCATATAGTCATCCACAAGCGCCTCGAAGTGTGAGACGTCAGCTCCTTTTGCCCGAAGCTGTGCCATAAGTGACTCTCTTATCTTTGCCTGTGACTGCTGTGCCATGCTCTTTCACCTCACTTTTTCCTCGTGCGTGCGCGCGAAGGTCTTTTGTCGTCCCCATGCCCCCGTTGCTTGTCCTTTCCCAAATTAAGGGTTATGGGGGGGTGGGGGGCAGTTTACCAGCGTTCTTCGTTCATGAAATGGTCATCGTTCTTCGCCTGCTGTCTGTATCTTCTCTTCTCCGGGTGCAGCTTGTTGTGACAAGCCTTGCACACGGGGATCAGGTTCTGGCATGTCTTGCCCTCGTATGTGTATGTCCTGCTGAGTGCCAGGGCTGGATGCTTACGCACGAACTGCACATGGTGCACAGTGCTGAGCAGTCTCTTGTTGCCCTCCTCATCCACATCATAGCGTGTGATGATGCCGTGTCTCTTGCACTCGGCACACTCATAGTGATTCTCCTTGAGAATCTTATCCTTGAGTGATCTCCACTCTTTTGACTTGTAGAACCTCCACAGTTCATCCTTGTCTATCAATTCCTCTATCCACTTCTTGAGTTCATCAGCTTTCATGCATTTCTCCACAACAAAAGCTCCGGTCTCCCGGAGCTCATATATATATGTTTGAGGGCTTATCCTCATTTGGCGATGATATAACTATATCTGTTTTTTTGTCCTCCGAGTACCGCACTTTATATTTTTTTTGCCATCATGTAATAAAATTTGCGTCGGATTTCATAGAACAATGTTCTGCCACAAGGTACACCTTGCTGGTCTATCATGCGGAATGTACAACCTTCTGTTGTTACATATCTGAGGAGATACGGATATATCTCATCATATCCGGTGACTGCTGCCCTGGCTGTATCTTCAACCAACGCCACCTTATCGATCAGTTCTGCCCTTCTCATCGCGGCATCTGCTGTCGCATCAGATCCACCGCCTGACCCTGTAGGCATCCCTGTAACCTGTGGGCTTCTGTAGGTGTCTGTGTTATTTTCTATCTCTGCCTTCCATTCGCTATACTGTAGGCAGTATGAGTATGCCGTAGCAAAGGCATGCTTGGATATTCCATACTTCTTGTTGATTGGCCTTACGTTTGGCATTATCTATCTCCTCCCTTGATATATTTTTATCTTGTAGCTCTATTTTGTAGCACATTTCTTTTCCATATAGCTCACCGCAAGTCTGCTGCTCTCTTTTTCAAGATCTCTCTGTCCGCGACATATAAGCTCTGTAACATACTGTTCGGCTTCTCTGTAGCTAACCGGTTCGGTAAAGTCTATGTATACTGATACCTTATGTGTACTCATACAGTTCTCGCACTCTACGGCCAGGCTATTCATTTCAATATCTTTCGTCTCTCTCATTCGTTACTCCTTTCTAAAAAAATCTTTCATTGGAAGTGGTTCTGCTGACAAACCGCCGTGCCTCACAATCTTAGTAGCATCATATAAATTCACTGCATCCTCCAGTCCTCTTGTGGAAAAATACGAAATGCCTGGCTTGTCAGTTTGATACCGAACATCATGCTTTTCACTAATAAAAAAAGATTTTTCATGCAACTGCTTTACAACCTTATCCACATCGTATGCTATTGGCTGTTCCTCTATATACTTTCCAAAGGCTCTTAAGCTGGATCGTATTGCAGTCAATACATCTCTTGTCAGAATGCAGTACACGCCTGTTCCTGCAATACACTTTTCAGTTACAATTCTTTCTTGTTCATTTACCCAATCAGTCAGCCTGTCTGCATCGATTAATCTCATCCTTTTCCAGCCCCCTCTCTATTTTTTTGATGTGCAATATATAATACTTCTTTCCTGGCTCAGCTCCCCACTCTGGCTTGCCCGTGCCTATACTGAGCGTACACATTGCCTTTATCTGAGGAGCCACCTTTGAATATCCATTGCGGAATATCACTGGCACTGGCCACTCTACCTGATCCATCTCTGGTAAAACATTGTGCAGCACCTCATCACCTACGCATATTGCACCGAAGGCATTTAAGAGTCTGCTGTCGTAGTAGTCTTTTATCTCCCTGTATTCCTCTTTCTTTTCTCCGGAGACGATCATATCAAACCACTTACGTTTTATTGGTAATATCAACATTTACTTAATCCTCCAGTCTAATGATTTGTAAATAACTCCTTGTACACATCCCTCTCTCCCTCACATCTAGCGAGGGCAACTTCAAGACTGTGTATATTCGCCTTAAGGTAATTCATCTCTGATATAAGAGCATCCTCTCGCATTGATACCTGTTCAGGATATTCCTCAACTGGTATTGCATGTAAAGGTTCGCCCTGGGCATAATTCAATAATCCAAATGTGTCTGCTATGATCTGTCTTGCCTGCTCGGCTTCAGAATCTGGTAACCTCTTTTCAAAGCTGATGATGTTTTCGCTCTGCGTATATTGTATCATCATTGGATTTGCATACATCTTTCCGCGGTATGTGACATCTATGTCCTGACATGTGATGTTTGTCTTTCTCAGTTTTATATATACTGCGGTCTGTCCATCATCAGCAAGTACAAGAGCCGGCACATCTCCCTGTGCGCTCTGTATCATCCATATTTCTTCTGGGTTAGCTGTATCTTTCATTTTCTCTTTCTCCTTTTCTTTCTTCGTGACTAAGCTTACTGCAATGGATGCTGTAGGATCCGGATATCCTTCTGCGTTCTTTCCTGTCATTAATCCTCCTTTATGATCATCATGCCTTTTGCCAGCGCATAACCATATTCACGGTTCGCCCCTTTGGACTGCTGCCAGCCGTCAAGCATATATATCGTGTCGCATCTATCCAGGAGTCTCAGACATATGTCCATACACTCCTCATATGACCATTCTTTAGGCAGCTGTGACAGGATGCGTGCTGGATTCACCACCGCCGCATCCGTGTATTTCTCTTCAAGATACTCCTCGGCATCACCGAACTTGTACATGTAATCATTTACTTCTGTAATTGGTCCACTTAAGTATATTCTTGTCATATCTTCTCCTCTTCTACACATATTTCTTGTGACTCTGCTCTAGCTCTCTCTCAGATATGTCTAAATATATCTGTGTAGTTTCTATGCTCTCATGGCCAAGCAGCTTCGACACCTGTTCAATTGGCATTCCTCGTCTCAGCGCAAACGTTGCTCCTGTCCTTCTGAATCTGTGTGGATGTACTTTCTCAATTCCACATTTTTTCCCGAGTTTTCTGAGACGATCTTCCACCGTGCCTTTATCTATGTGTCCTGTCCCTATCAGTTCTGGAGCTGTCCACCAGTTCCTAGGTTTAACTCCTGCATTTTTAGTAGCTGCAGACATTGCACTTATTCCTGCGCCACCAACTTTTAAATTTGCTTTCGGAAATAGATACTCATTTCGATCATTGCGGCAGCTTATATATTGTTTTAAATACAGCTTTGCCCTTGCATTTATATAACAAGTTCTATCCTTTTCTCCTTTGCCATGTATGAGAACGCTTTCATAGTCTTCTGATATCTCATTTAGTTTTATCTGACATAGCTCTGTTACTCTGCACCATGTCGATAACAGCATTTCTAAAATACAAGTCAACCTGATATCACCTTGAGCCTCCAGTCTAAGTTGTTCTATCTGCGTCTCTGTGAGTGCATCTTTCTTAGTTTTTACTCTTTTCACTGGGTCTACTTTGTTCATCGGATTTTTGATAACGTATTCTTCTCTGACCATCCACTGGTAAAACGATGATATCGGTCTCAAAAGATCAGCTAGATATGTCTTACTTGCATGGTCTCTTACTTCCTTAACCGCTAAAAATAATTTGATGTCATCTGATGTCACCTCAAGCGGAGACTTCTGGCATTCCGAAAAAAATCTATTCAGGTTTGCGTTGTACATCTGTATAGTTCTCTCGGTTCTTCCGGCCACCCTCTTATTCACCAGAAATAATTTAATATATTTCTGAATCTCGTCCTCATCAACATGAGTTGACACCTCTGTGCACCTTCGTGATACATCATAATTATCTAAAGTCATTATCAACTTCGCCCTAACCATATCTGTGTCAACTCCGGCATCCTGAAGAACCACCATTATGTCGTTAAATAAAGCTGATCTCATAACAATACCCCCATTTCCGCCGGTGTATATAATACTCTCATTTCATCATAGCCTTTAGTGTACGGTTCTCCTAACGTATCCCCTTGTACGACTGTCGCTTTGATTCCAAGCAATGACATCTGTATGTATGTCATATATACTCCATTCCAGTCCAAGTCCTGAGCCACTACTCGGAGCTGCTTCTGATAGTCATAGCCATGTTCTTTCATTACCTGTGCAAATGCTATAAGCGATCCCCCTCCTCCTGTTGATGGTTCGTTGAGTGTTATCTCATTGCAATCTTCGATCTCTTTGATATGCGAATCAAATCCGAGTGCAGCCATCAGGTAAGATAAATGATACGGTGTGAAAAACTGACCTGTTGACTTACTGCCACATCCGGTTTTCATGTATATATCTCCGAGTATGTCCCGAAATTGATCTTCAAATGCCAAGGCTAAAGCCCCTGTCATATCTCCAAATATTCTTAGTTCCTCTGCCCTATATCTGGATGAAATGTTCTTATACTGTTCTTCCCGGCTATCTTTAACCTCTTTCCGTAATGTGACTGCATTAGATATGGCTATAGCTGTCATCGCAACCCAGTCACTGAATACTCTATATGCTGTGTATCTTCCGGACATCTTGTTTATTGTATCTATGATGAATCTTTCATAGTCCATTTTCGTCCTCCAGATAGTTCTTCCTGAATATATTCATAAATTCTACCCTTGTGTGCTCTCTCTCAAATGCACGCTGACCGTCTCTCTGAAGTTTCCGCATATTGTCTGCGTTGTTGTGGACTGCTGCCGGTCCAGCAGTATGATGCTCTATGCACAGATACACCTTGAGGCCGTATGCCTCAGAGTGTATTCTGTTCGGGCCTCCGAATATGTGATGCTCCTGCAGAGGCTTCCTTCCGTAGTCTCCATTAAGTCTTGTGCACAGATAGCAGGTGCCGTCTTTAAACTGCAGGATTGACGGCTTATGCTGTTTTCTTTTTTTCTTGTATACCGGCTTGGGGTACATCATTCCATATCCTCCGGTGTCGAAGGTGTAAGGTCTACACCTTTCAGGGCTTCCAGCGTCTTCTTGTTCTCCTCATCGTGACGGAATGTTGCTGTCATGCGGCATATGTTATTCTGCCAGATTACACCTGACTTGCTGTAGAACGGATCGGATGGTGCATATTCACCATGCTTTCCGTCAATGCTGCCTTCTCTCAGGCTGATGAATGCCTCGTTGAGCAAGTAAAGCATTCCAGTGTCTGTGTCTTGAAGGTATCTCTGAACTGTACCGGCTGTGCCTATCTGGAGCGTATTTGTGATAGTGAGCGGTCCCATTGTGTAAGGTTTAACATCTATGCTCATAAGCATTTCCATTTCATACTGATTGCCCTGCTTGTCTGATCGGAATCTCTCTCCCGGCTCTGGGAGCTCACCGGCAAGTGCTATTATGTTCGCAAGCGTCTGCTTCGGGATATATTCTCTTTTGATCTCTGCCTCCCAGAATCTTCCTGCTATGTATACCCAGTTATCTTCATTCTGCGCTATAACCAGTCCGTCTGTCTTGTATGCCTGTTTCATTAAGTTGTTCAGTACCTTCTCATTCAGAAACATTGTTCTCTTCCTCCTTCTCTTCTTCGCCTGATATACATGCTCTCAAATATTTATGTGGTACATTTGCCTTGACCCCATTGTATATAACATCTGCTCTAGCTGCATATCTCATAACATCCATAAGGGTAGTTATTTTAATCTCAGTTTTTCCCTCTGCTGTGAATTGATCTATTATTCCCATGTTCTACCTCCATATCATTAGCTGTCCGCACCAATGGCAGTGCGTGTGATTGTAACCTGTTCGTTTCCCGCACCGAGGGCAGGCGAAATAGTTTTCACCCATCTTTACAGGCTACTTACCAGTCTCATAGTCTGCAGTAAGTCTTCCCGAGAGTGCCGCTGCTTTGTCGTAGTCGCTTATGATGTCGATGGCGTCCTCGATTGCTGCCAGCTCACAGGCTGATAACTGTTTGTCCTTGATGTCCATCAGATACTTGATAATATCCTCGTTGGTCACTTGATCTCTCCCTTCCTGATCATCTGTTCTATGTCAAAGTGGCTAAAGCATTCATGATAACCTTTCTCGCTCCTCATTAACACATAGTCCCTGTATGACTTCACTACAGTCCACCGCACCCACTTTGTATATGGGACATTGTTCTCTTTGCCGCCATATGATAATATTTTCACCCGCCTGCCAGGCTGGCAGAGAATATTGTGTTTTGCTGTGATCTCGAATCTTGTCATGTGCTCTCCTTTCTAACTCCAACCTTTTGTGGAATGTAATATGTCCTTGAGCTCTTTCAGCTTCCCCCGGATTCCAGCCATCATCCTGAGAGCATCGCTGTAATGGTCATTAGATATCTCACGCTCAAACTGTCTGACCGCCTTCAAGGCATCTTTTTTTCTGCTTTCAAGGTCATCAACCTCTAGGATTTCCTTGTGATTTTGCGCCGGCGCAATTACTTCTGTTCCTTCAACATCGCTTTCAGATGCTGTGCATCCTTCTTCAGATCGTTCTTCGCCTTCAGAATCTGCTCGTTCAGGTTCTGAAGCTGGTTCTCCAGCTCCGTCGTATCCTGTCTCTGCTGTTTCAACCGTACTATCTTCACTTTTATGTTCTGCTTCTCCACATACAGTGTTTCCAACTGCCTCACTATGTCCATCTGCTGCCTCCTCTACATCGTGATGTATCTCTTCTTTCTGTGCCAGCGGCGTATCCTCTGTCTCCTTGCTCTCTTCTCTCTGATCTGCTGCCACATCTGCATTATCCTGCTCATCTGCTGCCTCCTCGCCAAAGTGTGTGCCGTATATGTTCGGGTCGAAGTCTTCACCGAATATATTTAACATCCGAGTAACAAATTCTTCCCAGGTCATATCAACCGGAGCACCGCCAAACCTTTTGATCTTAAGCGCATTCTCATGCATCATCAGGAAATACATCCCTTTCCTGTATGACCTGGTTCCGGATGGATTAACAATCTCAGCTATCTGTCTTGTGTCATCCAGGATGCTGTTGCTGCTATAAATTGTTACAAGCTCGGCCTTATTGTCCTTAAAGAACTGCTCTATGAGTTCGTCTATATCATCTGCCTCGCCTGCCGTTGGTGCTTCCTTGTTGAACGCCTTGAGTTCTCGGATATCGGCTCTTGCTGTATCTGCTGTGATCATCTTTCTGTCACGCTCTGACAGCTTCAGCATTTCTTCAAGCTGAGAGCGTTTGAAGTCCTCGTATTCCGGTTTCAGCTCCTGCGAATATCCATCTATCGAATACTCTCGGTTGATGGACATGAAACGGCTTACCGTTGAACCCTCCATGCCATATTCACCTTTGGCAAAGTCTGCTATTGACTTATATCCGTCATTCTCATAACCTTTAGACTCGTCTATCTGTCTGAGCAAGTATCCGATCTTGACAAAGCTCCGGCGGACTCCAAGGAGTTCGGCGTTGAGCTTTCTCTTGGTTTCAAGCCACATATCAAGTGTCATCTGTATGTATTCCATGTTTGCCTCCTTATGCTGTTACCATCAGTCTGTTCTGTATGTCGTCGCCTATCAGGTGATGGACATATCCATCAAGCAGGGCGTCTATATTGTCCTTATCCGGTTTCTTGTCATATGCTCCATACCACTGCTGTATCGCATTGTCTTTTATCTCAATCGTGACATATGGCGTGTCCTGCCCGCCCTTAGGCCGAAGAAATAAGATATAGCTCTTTCCCTTGTTGTGGCGGTCAAGATATGTATCACCACCCACACAGTGATGTAAGATTCTGCCCTCCTGCACTATCTCAGCCGCCGACCTTGCAGGTCTGATGATGTACTCATCTGTCTCGTAGTAGTACATACGGCGGATGCGGCGGTAGTGTTTCTTGATGTCCGGGAATCTCTCGTTTACTTCCTGTTCACGCTTTTCGGCTTTAGCCTTGTTTATTTCAAGCACAAGCTTGTCATGCTCCTGTTTCAGGTTCTTCGGAAACAGGATGATTGAATCCGTGAGGGCATATCCCGTCTGCTGCCGCATGCCGAGATAGTCGGTGTATGTCCTGTATGTCTGTGATACCAGGGCGCTCGCATGTCCACACATCCCTGCGCCTATTGATACGCCTGTCTGTTTCTCCAGATAATGCTTGAGCTTGATTATCGACATGCGGGTGAGCATAGTATCAAGATCTGGGGAATATATGAACAGCCTGTACAGTTCCAGTTCTTCGGTGTTCCAGTGCTCGCCTTTTCTCTTCTCTCTCTGTAGAGCCTTCAGGAGTTGTATATCGCCTTTTTCTTCCTGCAGCATCTTCACCCGTTCCGGGTTGATTCCAAGGAAGTCCGCCGGGTTTGTGGCGTCCGCATCCGCTACATGTCCAAGGCGGCATTTTACCAGCTCATCAACTATGTGTGTGAAACCTGCTTTTGTGAGAAATTCAAGCTGCTTATACCGCATGTATCTCTCTGCGTACTCCATGAGGTTGCATGATTTTCTATAGATTGCGTATTCCTTAGCCGCTGAATACTTCAGGCAGGTCTTATCAAGCTCTGCCCATGTGCCGAAGTACACCAGACCATCGCCAAGCGTTATGTTGTTCATACCGCCGAGATTGCAATCATCCCAGAATGTTGTTCCCGTGTAAGGGTTGTATTTGTTGTAGTCCTTCTGTATCTTCTTGTCTGGTTCTATGTAGCTTCTTGCGATCTCGGTCACTCTCAAAGACTCACTCGCTCCAGTCATCACCTCTCTGCTGTCTTCCAGAACAACGTCAACGTTGTATATCGCCTCAGCCTCTATGTACCGAATCACTGCGCCCTGCTGCCTGAACTGCTGTCCTATGTATACGTGTCGTGTGAGTCCGTATGCGTTTTTAGTCTTTCCTAGTGCTTTCCACATGCCCGGTGCTGAGCAGTTCGGGCATGTTCCACGCTCATTCTGCCTTGGGGTCACAATTCGTTCAAACTGGCTCTCGTATGCCTCACTCCGCTTTGTACATACAGTTGTCACCTGACCGCAGACTGAACAGCACACATCCGCATATCTGCCATGCCTCTTGTAGTACAGAAAATGTTCACCATCAAACAATCTCCGCTTGCACCAATCCTCTATATCTTCCGGAAGTGGTGGGGTATCTGCCTGCCTTGCAGCAAGTCTGTCCAGCCTATTCTCGTATCGCCTTTTCCGTCGATTCCTTTTGATGGTAGATTCAAGCGCCCTAAGCGCCCGAACCCAGTCCGCATATGTATTGCTATAGCCTATCCAGCGTTTTATTAGTTTTTCCGATTCTGTGTGGATAAATGTCTTTGTCTGCCTGTTATCATCATCCTCATGCCATACCTCTTCGTTGTAGTCGGCACTGTAGCAAGATCCCGCACTCCACTCGCCTGTGCCCGGGTGGTATATGCCCCAGTCGGTCCTTGTGTAAGCCAGGCGCACCTTGGGGCGTTTTCGCCCATCCTTGGTGTTGGTATATATGTCTATGAGCAGGTGTTCCACCCCGGATATATCCGCCACGACCACTGATGCGGTGTATGCGTATGACTTATTCGCCCTCACAGCCGGGATATATTGCACCCTCTCTATCGCTTTCTTCTTCACCCTGTCCACCTACTTTCCGAGATAATATTCTTTTATGATCTTCTTCGCCTCGGCAAGTCCGGGCATTCCCAGAGTTACACGACTCGCTGTGACTCCTGCTGCCTTTAGGATGTCCTTGTCGATCTCCTTCTGATGACCAAACGCCCACTTGAGCAGCTCAGCAATACATGCCTTGAGACTCTTATCCTTCTTTCTGAGTGCCAATGCGATTCTGTCATCATCACATGCCTGGCACCTAATGTATTCAACCCAGTCCACCATGATTCCCTCCGGCTTAAGCTCCTGCTCCTCAATGTTCAGCTTGCCTACTCCTGCGGTGAATGAGTCTGCAAGCTCCGGAAGGTTGCCCTTCACGTACTCCGTTGCAAATTCATCCGGGATCCCGTTCTCTTTTGCAAGAGCGTGTATCGAAAGCTCATCCCCTTCGTTAAACAGGTTCTCTGCAAGTGTGTTGATCTCCGTATAGTTGTCAAATTCGCCAAATCTCTCAAACATATTAACCATCCTTTCGTGTTGTTATATTGTGTTTCATATACAGTGGCCAGAGCTGTTCCCACAGCTCCTTATTCGCCACATCCTTACCCTTTGTCGTTGTGTAGCCATCCAGCGCCCAGCGTGCCAGGTTTTTGGTCATCATCGTAAGAACAAAGTCATCGTCTGCGATGATCTCTATCTCGCATGAGCGGGTGAACCTTAACAGTGCCGCCGTGATGGCCGCTATCGTGGCTGCGTGATAGGTTCCGTGTATCTGTCCATATCCCTCAAGCTTTGCGGTCCGTCCACTCTCGATATGCTCAAGCGTGTATTTGAAATGCTTGTCCGTCTCTTTTGTCTGGGCGCTGTCTATCTGTATGTGTATGCGCTCCATTTAACACCGCCTCCTCATCGTGTATCTCCGGTATGAATAGCTCGTTACCGGATTGATGCCCTCATAGATTTTTATGATCTCGTAGCCCTTTTTTGGTTTCGGTTCTCTCTTCCAGTGGAGCAGCTTGTCCACCTTCGGCTCTGGCAGTGGCATGTTCCGAGATGTGGAATATGAGGACTGTCTTATCCTCGGCTTTGACATTGTGCCATCTGCCTTTTCCTCTGTGGTGTTCTCGTCCTTGGTCATGTAAGCGGCCAGCTTTGAGAAATCGTCATCATATACCTTGTCAGATAGTCTGATCTGCTCGGCATATATACCGCCCTTATCCCACAGGCTCTTGATGATCGATGTCGTGTCTCCTATCTCGTTCACCACAAGGTGTGTGTGCCACGCTCCTTTTGTTCCTTGTTCGATGTTGCGGATCCAGCGGAGCTCATGCCCTCTCTTTCTGTATTCTGCTTTCACCTTCCGGATAAACTTCCCGAAGTGGGCTATCGCCTCCTTCATGGTGGGTGGTCTGTTCCTCTTCTCGTAGGTGAGGGTGATGAAGGTATCACCCGGACTGAAGTATTCAAGGAGCTTGTGCCTGCATCTCTTCACCTTGTTCTGATGGTTGATGATTGCCGCCTGCTCGGGTGTGGGCTTGCCTCTCGGCTTTCTCTTTCCTCCCGGGTGCCCATACCTGCCATCGTGGAACTCCTCCACCTCTATGATCCGTCTCTTCCGGAAGGTGTAAGTCTTTCTCCTTACTATGTAATCACCCTCTTTTGTCATAAGATTAATAACTTAATCAAGTATCAAACAGGGCGCTCAAGTCCCTGTTTTCCTTGCTTTTTTCTGCCTTGGGTGATAGAATAAATACAGGATATATTTTTCTTTTTTCACCCTAAAACCGGCGCTGTGAACGTCGGTTTTTTTATATCTGAATCTGGTACCACATGCATATCATGAGATCCTGGAATCTATACGGCATGTCTATGTCCGGTCTGATTGGTTTCATCAAGCCTCTGCTTTCCCAGTCCTTGTGTTTTATCTCGAGGTGGCAGTCGTATGCTTTCACTTCTTCCTCTCCCGATATGCCAAGTTCTGCAAGCCTTGCGCCGCCCCTGATAAATTCCAGGGACGCCTTAAAGCCTGTGAATACTGTCTTCCCATCTCTTATGATGATGAGATGGTCGGATCCTGCCCTGTAGGCTAAAGCTTCACTCATCTTCATCTTCCAGCTCCTCCACTTCGTCCTCGCACTTCCACAGCTCATAGTCGTCTACGAATCCATCATTTGCGTAGTAGAACAGTACCAGCACCGCCACGCTGATCAGGAGCGCTGGCATAAGCACAGCGAACTCCTTCCAAGTCCACATCATGCGGAGCAGATAATACAGTGATGTGATCGCTGTTATCATCGATACTCCGACTATGATGTAGAGTGTTGTATTCTTGATTGCTCTCTTTAGTTTCCTTTTGTTCATTTTGTTTCTCCTTCTGGTGGTGCTCTCTGCAATGCTGCCACCTCCTTATATTTTTGTCTGCGCTGACAATAAAAAGTCTTTACGGAGTCGAACCGCCCACGGCTTGCGCCGCCTCCCGGAGAGACCTTGACCTATCTTATACCGATGGCTTTCTCAAGCTTGGCTCTTGAGATGTAGTACCACCATTTACTTTTGTTCTTGACTGCGTAGCCTATCGGCAGCTGCCCACGCTGTAATCCCGTCCGTATGAACTGCGGGGACACCTGCATCAGCTTTGCAGCCTCATTCACTGTGATACGGTTATCTTCTGCCTCATTCATCGTTATTCCTCCTCTTACTCCAGCCAGTTGTTATCCAAGTAGCAGAACCCATATACCAGAGCGGCAGTCGCCGCAATCCAGAAGATCCAGAAGAGTATGACCCCGCCCTTCGATTCTGTCTCGAGATAGCTGATCGTCTCTTCTATGTTCGAGTTCTCGAAGAATCTGCTATTATCCGAGATTGAGCCATTGTTGAGCCGCGTAAATATAGTGCCGGTATGTTTCACCTCTACGCCGTAGTATCTATATCTGACGTAGAACGAATCATATATTGTGTCTATATCTACTGCTGCCGGGAGCCGAATCTTGCCTGAAGAAAACTCAACTCCGCAAAATATCACTTCTTTGCATCTGATATCCTCTCTATCCGCTGTGTCCCAGGTCCAGTACACCTCTGTGGTGGTGTGTGTTTTTCCATTGCCATCCACCACGGTCACTGTCCGTGTATGCTTTGTGTATATTTCCTTGACCTTTTCCACGTACATGTATTCACCATCTAATTCCGGATAGGATACTGTATCGACTGCCTGGAGGTCTCCATACACAAATGCATCTCCAACGCTGGTGTCCATCCCATGTCGAAATAGTTCCTGACTGTTTATCTTGACCGCTTTGTTGTACTTCTCATTCTTGTCCATCTCATGCTCCGATATCTTGCCAGAGATCAGAAATCCTACTGCGATCATCACGGCAACTATAGATATGCTGACCAGTATTTCTCTTTTTGTTATTTCCATGCGTTACCTCTCTTTAAACAGATCCTGCGGAGCATCCACAGGTGCGCTGTAGTTGAGGTATTCATATTCCTGTGATTCATAGCCCAGCATTCCAAGGAATACCCGGGTCGGGAACTTTCTCACATATCTTTTGTATTCTTTTACCTGTTTGTTATAGTTGCTCCGGTATTCAGCTATCAGATTCTCAGTCATTGACAGTTCGTTCATCAATGTCTTGTAGTTCTCATTTGACTTCAACTCCGGATACGCCTCGGCTACCGCCGTGATGGCTGTAGTAACATTTTCAATGTCTCCTGCGGAATTTTCCCGCCCATCCACTATAGCTTTGAGCGTCTCTGATTCATGCGTGTCGTACTGTTTCACGCAGTCTGCAAGATTGTATACAAGGTCAACCCTTCGCTTTTCCTGGACTTTTATATCTGATGATGCCGTATTCACCTGCTCCTCCAAGGCTATCGCCCTGTTCTGTGAGCTCTGAATACCAAGCACTACCATGAACACTACTGCTATCACTCCGGTGCCGATTATTATCGGTAATTTCCATTTTGTGTTTTCCATCTTTTCTCTCCTTTGAATTCTTGTGTTATACTTCCCTTACAGGCTCCCGCCAGAGCCAAATTCTGCACCATTCTATTTTGTGTACCAATATATGAACATCGTATAAATCACGCATATCGTTATGACATACGGCGGATACCATTTTTTACTTCTATCCAGCTTTCTCATAACGGCTATTGCAATCGCAGATGTGATATATACTATTGCTGTCGCCAATGCTATAGTTGGTGTCATTGGGATCTCCTCTCTACTGAAGAATCTGACTAATATCCTTCGGATCTATGACCACGTCTTTGTTGTAGCAAACATGTGATTCGGCTACCGCCCTAGCCTGCACTAAGCTCGCCAGGGCGGCTATAGTCTCCGCCGATGCCCCGTTGTCCATTATCGAGTCCTCTATGTATTCAATTGTTTCGTCAAGTTTGTTCATGTTAAACATATGCATTCTCCTTTCTCTTGTTGTTTCCACATTTTCGCCTTATAATTTCCACAGGTGCGCCAACACCAAACTCAAAATAGAAAAAGCTGTTTTATCAAGGCATCGGTGTAAAGTTGCTGTAGAATCTTTTCTCTTGCCATTGATCATCGCTATAGTCTCTGCAGAATTAACAATTCTTGCGTCACTATGAGCACCTGCAGCAGTATCATCACGACTGAGATGTACTGCTGCTTTACAAAATCTTCATTATCTATGTAACTCCATTCATGTTTGTTTATGGTTCTCTTGTACGCTTTGTATATTTCCCAGAAGCGGGAAAGCACCTGTTCGATGGCTGCTCCGATAAGCAGGCATATAATTGTCTTTATCAATGCATTCTCCTTTCGCCCACATGAATTTCTTTTTTTCTTGCGCATTTTCCTTTGAATCCCTATACTTTGTGTATCCAGCCTCTGCCAAGGCTGAGAACCAACGAAGGGAGGGATATATATGTACGACGATATCGATATCGAACAGCGTGTTCATGATCTTGCTGTTCAGGCGACTGTCCATAATTACAAACTCGCTGGCACTGAAATTACAGCAGGTAACGCTTTTGAGTTTGCTGTTATGTATCGCAGTCTTCTAAGAGAGATTCGCAGGTCTATCGAAGAAGGTCGCTCAGATCTTCAGTAAGCACTAACCGATTCTCTATATCGACAATGACGCGCTGGACTTCGTCCCGTGCGTTGTTGCCGATCATCTCAAGCTGTTTCACTGTGAATCCCTTTGATGGCAGCGTCTTTATGAATTTTCTGAACTCATCGAGAGCTGCATTTCTCTGTGTTTCCCACTCTTTGTATTCCAATTACTTCTCACCTCCGTTGTTCTAGCCCACGTGTTTAACATGTTAGACGCTGTAATTAAAAAAATAACTCGCTTACACTTTTGCCAAGTGCATCCGCTATTTTTCTAAGTGTTCGTGTCGATGTTTCCTTTATTGTTCCGCTCTCAAGACCCGATATGATCGTTCTGGATACCCCTGACTTCATAGCTAAGTCTTCCTGCGTTATTCCAGCACTTTCTCGGATCTCCTTGACTCTATATTCCACTTTTCAGCCTCCTTTCTTTTTGTCTAATTTGTTTGACATTGTGTAGTTTAACATGTTGAACATTCAAAGTCAATAACTTTTGTTCAAAATGTTTGACATTATTTTACTGTCGTTGTACAATATACTAAACAACGGAGGTGATCGAATGACACTTGGTGACATTATAAAAAGATACAGAAACGACCATGCTCTCAGTATGGATGCATTCTCTGAGCGTAGTGGAATAAGTAAGGCCTATATCTCTTTATTAGAGAAAAACAGACATCCAAAAACAGGAAAAGAGATATCCCCATCCATTCAATGTATTCGGCAAGCTGCCCAAGGTATGAATATGGATTTTGATGATTTGTTTGCTCTATTAGATGGAAAGGTTGAAGTTAATACTCCCCAACAATCGCAAGCAATACAGGCCCGGAAAATCCCGGTTCTCGGTCGTGTTGCCGCTGGTATCCCGATCAATGCAGTAACTGAAATCATAGACACCGAAGAGATTCCGGAGGATATGGCAAAGACTGGTGACTTCTTCGCTCTGCAGATCAAGGGCGACAGCATGGAGCCACGAATATGTGACGGTGATGTTGTCATTGTAAGACAACAGGAAGATGCAGACTCAGGTGATATTGTCATTGCAATGGTCAATGGCTATGATGCCACATGTAAGAGACTTGTCAAATATGCCACGAGCCTGGCTCTTGTATCTTTAAATAGTAAGTACGAGCCGATGATGTTCACAGAGGAAGAGGTAGCAACCAAGCCGGTGAGGATCATTGGGAAAGTTGTGGAATTAAGAGGGAAATTATAGGAGGGGATTATTATGTATGATTTTATGTACAAAAAGAAAAGTTATTTAAAAAAAGCCTTGAAAGGTAAAACCACTTTATTTGGTGCATTGGCTTTCGTATCTTTTATAGCATTTTTTGTAGCATTTTGGAATGTTTCGTTATGGTTGTTGCTGTTTTTCATCCTTGCCATCGTATTCACGTGCATGTATCTTCACGGCAAGTGGGTGCTAAAGCACGGAACCCCGATACTGCCATCATCGAATCCCGTTCCGCCATTTATGGCACCGTCCGCCATGCCTGCAGCAATGACATATGCGCAGCCGCAAATTCCAGCTCCAGCACCATCGCAGATCATGCAGGAACCTCAGAGAGTTCAAACTCCTGTGATTCCAGAGCCTCAAACCACTCAACCGCTGCCATCTACTGAACACAAGATATCAGGACCTCAGGTTCAAGTGTCTAAAGTTGCGGAGCCTCAAGTTGTTGAGCCTCAAGTTGTTGAGCCTCAAGTTCAAGCCGATGCAACTGATTCTGTGAATGAGCCCGAGAAAACCGGCTTTGTAATGCCTGACTATGATGATGACTACGATTTTAAAGTTTCTGGAACCAGTTTTAGAAAAGAGAATTTTTACGATATTCTTAGCGAAGATTATTTTTGGGATATGACCAAAGGGGAACTCGTTGAGTTAGGTATGATAGATGAGCCTATCTATAAATATGAAAACGGCGGCGGCGAGGCTAAATTAATTCCAGAGCCAGATAATCAATACGCCCCCGATGCCATCGCTGTTTATGTGGATGACACACATGTTGGATATGTTCCATCCAAGAAGTGTGCAAAAGTAAAACGTCTTTTGGATTCTGGCACTATTGTATATGCCTTTGCCGAAATATACGGAGGTCCATTTAAGATCATACGTGAGAATGATGACGGTAAATATACTATATCAAGAAAAGATCATGATTTTGGTGTTCAGGTTACTTTATACATAAAGAATAAGGAATAAATAATATGCCACGAGCCAATGATGTTCACTGAGGAAGAGGTAGCAACTAACCCGGTGAGGATCATTGGAAAGGTTGTGGAGCTGAGAGGAAAGCTCAAAAAATGCGTATTATACGCATATTTCTCTTGACTTTTATACGCATAGTGCGTATAATATAATCATAAGGAGGTAAGAAATGACAGTCAGAGAACTTGAAAAACTTCTTCTCCAAGATGGTTGGATTGCAGTCAAGCAGGTTGGCTCACACAGGCAGTACAAACACCCTAACAAACCTGGTAAGGTTACAGTTCCAATACATAAAGGTGATGTAAGCAAAGGAACAGCAAATTCAATATTGAAACAGGCAGGGCTTAAATAAGCCCTGCTGGTTACACATAGAAAGGGGTTTTATTATGAAGTTAGTATATAAAGCAATATTTACACCATTTGAAGATGGTGAGGGTTATACCGTTGAGGTGCCAGATCTTCCGGGATGTGTTACCGAGGGAGATAGTCTTGCTGAGGCTATTGAAATGGGACAGGATGCCGCATCTGGCTGGATCCTCGGAGAACTTGAAGATGGTCATAGTTTCCCACGTCCAAGTGATCCATCATCTATTACCATTCCTGAAGGATCATTTGCCAATTTTCTTGTATTAGATATTGATGCCTATTCAGAACGATATGGAAGTAAGTCCATTCGCAAGAATATAACTATTCCGGCATGGCTCAATACCTACGGCGAAAAGAATAATGTAAACTTTTCTAAAGTGCTTACAGATGCCCTGTTAAAACAGGCATCTAACTAGATTGCGTTGGAGCTCTAAGGTGTCTGAGAATCCTTAAGCATGGACAATACAATATATAAAAAAATCCTCCAGGTGCTACCAACACCCGGAGGACAAGTTACCCACAAACTAGGCTTATGAATAACCGTAAATCGCAATATGATTATATCATAAGCCTTCGGATTTTAACAGGGCTTATTTTTTATGCCTTTTTTTAGGAAGGATGATGAAGTATGAGGAATGCGAATGGTTTTGGATCCGTATATAAGCTATCTGGCAAGCGACGCAAGCCATGGGCGGCACGCAAGACTGTAGGCTGGACATTTGATGAAGATCGCGGAAAATCATATCCTATCTATAGCTTTATTGGATACTACGAAACCAGGGCGCAAGCTCTGACTGCTCTGGTCGAATATAATAAGGATCCCTATGATCTACACCACGATACTATCACCTTTGCCGAGGTCTATGATAAGTGGTCTGATATACACTTCGAGAACGTAAGCAAGTCAAACATCAATGGATATAAGGCGGCTTATGCATTGTGTGATGATATCAAGGATATGCCAATACGTCAGATAAAGCTGGACCACCTGCAGAAGGTTGTTGATAAAAGTGGTAAAAATACACCTACCTTGAAAAAATTGAAAATCTTATTTGGACTTGTGTATGACTACGCTGTGATCCATGAGATTGTACCACAGGATAAAAGGGATATGGTCAGGTATGTCGATATATCTAAGCCAGGAAACCCGAACTCTATCAAACGAACGCCATTCACGAAACGCGAAATAACGACCCTCTGGAGCCTGTACAAGTCCAACTACTATTTATCTGTTGTATTGATCCTTATATACACTGGTGTGCGTATAGGCGAGCTCCTGGAGCTTAAGAAAGAAGATATACACATAAATGAACGATGGTTCTATGTGAAGGAATCAAAAACAAATGCAGGAATCAGGGAAGTTCCAATCGCAGACAAAATATACCCTTTATTTGAATACTGGATGGCAAAGGATTGTGACAACCTTATCTGTACCCCTGACGAAGAGCCTTTTACTTATCAGAACTATTATGACTCCTACTGGATTCCTCTCATGATTCAGCTCGGCTTTGGGAAATTTATCGTTGTTGAAGGGAAAAAGGATCCGGTATATGAGGGTCATAGACCGCATGATGCAAGGCACACATGCGTATCCCTCTTAACCGCTGCCGGAGTCGATGAACGAATCGTAAGGTCGATAGTCGGACATAAGGGCCAGGGAGTCACAGAAACCGTATATACACACATTGAACTGCCACTTAAGCTGGAGGCGATAAATAAGATATGAGTAGATCAAAATACATCAACACCTATGTAAAAAATAAATACGACAGAATAACCCTCCAAGTTCCTAAAGGCACAAAAGAGGAATGGAAAGCTCTGGCCGCTGATAATGGGCTGAGTTTGAATGAATATATCTGCCGGCTTGTTGCAGGTAATCAGGTGGAGATCTTTGACAGGATGCAGATCGCTGATAAATACAGAAGAATGATCAGAACGCTTACCGGCAGCACTAAGGAAGGCTACACAGTCACGCTCAAGGATGGTTTTGTGTATGAGGATGGAACATCTCAGTTCTGGTCAAAATCTAAGCCAGAACTACGAAAAAATATTAAAAAGTGTTATGCACATAACACCTTGTAGAGTGTTACTAGTGTGTTTCTAGTGTGTTACTAGTAGTGAAAAAATAGGGTATTCTTGGGTGGTTTTTGCGCCGGCGCAAAATAAAGAAAACCCGCAGAAACACTTGATTTCTGCGGGTTCTTGAAAATCTGAATTTGATCGTTCCTTATCTCTTTGAGAACTGTGGAGCACGACGAGCGGCCTTGAGACCGTATTGCGCGAGTTTTTGAGCTGTTTTTCCTTGATACTCCGGGCTTTTCCGGCTTTCTGCCTCTCAGTTATCCGGTGTGCGGACCATAAAAAACGGCCTTTTTTCATTCAGCAATAGCCTGATGAAACGCACCATTTACTACCCCAAACAGCTCCTCTGGTTTATTGTACTTCACTTTTGCATAGATGTCCATAGTTGTTTTGCTGTTTTCGTGTCCGGCAAGGTATTGGACGGTCTTTGGATCAACACCAGCATAGAGAAGATTGGTAATGTAAGTGTGCCGCAGCTGATGCGGGGTTACATCAAAGTCCAGCGTATATCTGATTTTGGGTTGATTTTTCTGGGTCATGCCCAGCGTTGGGGTAACCGTGTATTTGATGCTCTGCCCATTCACATACTTATAATAGTTCCGGGGCTTAGTGGAGCGGACAACGACATACTGCCACACTCTTTGAAACTGCGAAGCAGCCAGCGGCTCTCCTTTGCTGTCAGCAATCACATAATCTGATATGGAATTTTCTTTCGTTTCTCTCAGACAATCCACCAAACACTTCGGTATCGGAATATCCCTTTTTGCCGCCGGAGTCTTTAGCACCGTAGAAATCACGGGTCTGTTATGCTCTGTACGCCATGCCCGCCTCACCGATAGATAAGGTGTATCCTCGTCCAGAAATACACAATCCCATTGCAGTGCAAGAATTTCTTCCCGACGCAGACCGGAATACAAACCGAGCATAATAAACAAATATGGAGGAAGTCCCTTGACTGTATCCAGAAGCACGGCTACCTGCTGATCTGTCAATGCCTCCTTCTTTTTTGTCGGTTTTCCGCCTTTACCGGATATTCCCGCACAGGGATTGTGTTCAAGAATTTGGTTTCTCTCTGCCGCATAAAAAATGCACTTGAGTAGCATATTGACCTTATTGTATAAGCCTTCCGATTTCTTTGACAATGGAACAAGCGCCAGCCGAATATCGTCAGCGGTCACTTCTTCCATATACATCTCTCCCAGAGGTTTTATGATATAGTTTGTCATATCCCTCGTATAACCTCTGAGTGTAGACGCAGACACCTTTGCCGACTGCATCAGCAGCCACTTCTCTCCATACTCGGCTACTGTCGGGTGCTGCCGGTGAAAGATAATTTCTTCCACCTGCTTCCGGGCCTCTAACTGCTTCTCATACAATTCTTCACAAGTTGCGGCATACAAACTCAACTCTTTGCCATCTGCATCCGTAATCCTGGTTCTGTAATACTGGATTCCTTTCAATGTAATGGTCCCGTACTTCGGGATCTGTGTTTTCTTTTTTGCCATCTTTGATCGTCCTTTCTTGATAATGTGTAGTCTCCGTATCCACACTCTCTTTTTATCAGAAAGCCTCGATTTAATCAAAGATACGGCTGAGGTAAAATAAAGAGCGAGACATCCTTGCCTCGCTCCTGCTTCATTTCCTATTTGTTATTACTGTGCTGCATCCCAGCTTGCAAACGCACAGTTCATTGATCTGACCAGCTCATCTGGTCTGTTGTACTTAACCTTTGCATAAATGTCCATGGTAATCTTGCTGCTTTCATGGCCTGCCAGGTATTGAACCGTTTTGGGATCTACCGATGCATGAATGAGATTGGTAATGTAAGTATGCCGCAGCTGATGGGGTGTTACTTCAAAGTCCAGACTGTAAACCACTTTTCCGTTATGAGCAGCCTTTTCTCCCAAGACAGGTGTGACAGTATGCTTTACTCTTTTTCCATCTTCATACCGATAATAGCTCCGCTCCTTGACCGTCCTCGTAACAATATACTGCCAAAGTCGCTTAAACTGCGTGTAGGACAGCGGTTCGCCATCCCGGTTTGAAACCACATACTCCGAAGTCGAAGTTTCCTTTGCTGCTTTCAAACACTCAGCCAAGCGAACAGGAAGGGGGATATTTCTCTCCGCAGCCTTGGTTTTCAATTCATCCGAAATCACCGGTCTGTTATGTTCGGTGTGCCATGCCCGTCTTACCGTCAGATATGGAGTATCTGTATCCAGATATACTGAATCCCATTGCAGAGCAAGAATTTCTTCCCGGCGTAGCCCTGCATATAAACCAATCATGACAAAGACATAAGGCGGTAAATCTCGGATAGCATCCAAAAGGCACTCCACCTGTTCATCTGTCAAAGCCTGACGATCCTCTTGTGGAACACCGCCACCTTTTGTTGTCAGATAAATCGTTGGGTTGTGGTCAATAATCCTGCTTTCCATCGCTGCGCGAAAGATAGATTTGTAAAGGATTACCACAGATTTATAAACCGATGCAGATTTTTTGGAAACCGGAACAAGGGCAAGCTGAATATCATCCAGGCTAACCTCACCCATCCGTTTATCTCCCAATTCCGCTAT